TTTCCATCCCCTTATTTTGTTGTTGACAAAGTTGAAAACCTGAGTATAACTGTATCCAACTAAGTTGGAGGCGGTATAATATCTGATCCTCTTCCGATATACATCTAATGGTTCATTAGGTGAAATGGACAGAACTCCATTATATCCTCTCTCAAATTCATATATCCTATCTGCTATTGTATATAGATCCTTGGATGTTCCATTGGATTTAATCATATTAGCTTTCATAGATATAATCTCTACATTCCCCTTAATATACCCTTTCTTAGGTATTATCCTATCTAAAGATGGTGAAGCTAGGCGTATACCTTTTCTTTTACGTGGTGCATAAGCTAGTTTTATATCTGGGAAGTAGGGACAGTACTCTGTAACAATACTATTCAAATACTTTATATCTAAATTAAACCTAACTTTCTTCTTTCTAGCCCTATGTCTTGCACTTCTAAGCATTATATCTAACTTATATGCAATAGGATCTGCAGCATGTTTACCTTTATGGTACTGTTTCATGTAATCAGCGTGGTTATTCAATAGGCCATCCCTTCCCTAGTTCATCTTCACATCCCATTTCAGGTACTTCTATTATATCATATTCCCCTTCTGCATTCAATGCACTTCCTATGTGATAATATGCACACCCAGGATCACTTGGTGTAGCACAAGATACTAATAAGATGGGTATTAAGTATAACATTAATGTTTTCATATAGCATATCTTAAAGTGATTTGCTTTAACCTGTCAACAAGTTAACATGGTATTTCCTAAAAACCTGCAAATTACATATACCTAATCTGATTAACATCCATAATTGCTAATTTTCTGCACACACCATTAACGTATAACGCATAGGGGGGTAGTGGCCCATAGGGTGTAACATGTGTAACTTACTGATATTGTGTATATACAGCGTCTTGCACTTGTTACACACTTGGTAATCACCTAGTTACACAGTTTACACAACTTACATACCAGGAAACTACTCTGTTGCATATATAACACAACTATTAAGGCCGTGAGAAGATTTATAAAATATGCACTTAATTAGTTGCAAAAATACAGCACTAACTATGCACTTAATAAAATAACAAATATATACCCCATTTTTATAATATTATTACCATATCCCCCTCTAAGCTGTTTTAAGGCCCATAGAGAAGAATTTGGCATTTGTTAACCACTACTATTAAAAATGTTTAAATCAAATTTGTTCTAGTATTGTTCTTATTTTCTATATATACATATATAATACATCTAGTATTTATCTCATGAATAGTATGTTGATATACTATTCATATTTTTCATTGGATATTAAGGTCCTAATGATTATTATTCTAAGTAGATATTTTAACTTGATATATTACGAAGTTAAAAAGATAACTAGAAAGGGGTTATATCATGGCAAATAAAAAGCAAAAGCTTTGGCAGAATGCGAAAAAGGTTTTAATGTCTTTAGAGTATAAAGCTAATAGCGAATATGGCTTTTCTATTGTTGATGACATATACAAAGGCAATAAGAAAAAAGCTATAAGAGATACTGAAAAAGGACACTTATCTGAAATAACTAAAAAAGATATGGAAGATTTAAAAGCATGGTTTAGGCATAATCAACAAAAGCAAAATCATATGAATGCTCATAGCAGTTTTTATGAATGTTCTCAATTAAGGCTTAAATCTTGGGAAATTGACGGAATTGGTCATTCCAATTTCAACGGACCTAGATACCAAAATCCTAAAACTACTAAAGAATTGACCAAGAGATTGAATATAGAATATAAATAAAATTACTTGATATATTACGAAGTAATTTATAACAGTTTTAATAGTGTAAAAACTATTAAATATGGTGGCATAATAATTGATTTTATTATGCCTTTTTTAATGTCAAAAAAACGAGGTGAAAAAATGACAGATACAATAGAGAGTAAACTAGAAAAGTTTATCAGATTAGGTGAAAGCAGAACTGATAGAGCAGAGAAAATTATATTAAGTATTGGTAATCTTGCCAATTCTCAATATGCTTTTGAAGGCCGAGAGATAAAAGCAGAGGAAATGTTTACAGCTTTAAAACAAGCTATAAAAACTTCTGAAGAATGCTTTAATAAATCTAAAGCTAGTAAAACAAAATTTACTTTTACAAGCGTAAGATAATGTCTTTATTCTTTAGCAATCAAGAGACTAAAAAAGTATGCCAATGGCATGGTGAAAAGCTGTATAATGTCACTGATAGAAGATACTTTTTCCAGGAGGAATTAGAGGAGATGTATTACTTCACTATCAATGGACATTATACAGATTTAACCAAGAAAAATACTTATATGCTATGGCATTTTGTTGGCTTTTAAATGGAGGATTAAATGGCTAAAATACAATTAAATCTGACTCAAAAAGAATTTGAATTATTAGAATTTTGTTACGATTTAAACACACAGGATAGTTATATTATAAATGAGTATATGCCTGATGTTTTAAATAGAAATACAAAACAAATAATTAAGGTAATAAATTCTATTGATAAGAAGATTAAAAAAATAAAGGAGGACTAAATGAAAAAAGACGCTACAAAATTTCAGAAAAGGTTGTGTATAATTATGATTATATTCGGCCTTTCTTGGTTACTATTTTTAAAGGAGGTGGTTGAAAAATGGAGCATATAACTACATTAAAACAAGCCAAAGAATTAACAGGCGGTGGTATTACTAACAAAAATTCCAAAATGCCTGAGGCCAATTATGATTTATCGGCATGGAATTGTAAGACAGGATCGATACTAAGAAAGGTTGAGGGTTCAAGCTGTTCGGATTGTTATGCTATGAAAGGTAATTATTTGAGGTATAAAAATGGTTCGGTTGGTAAATCTCATCAGAAACATTTGGCTAGTATATATAATAAGCTATGGTCAAAAGCTATGGCGTATCAGATTAATCATTATAAGATAGAGCATTTTAGATTTCATAGTAGTGGAGATATCCAAAGTTATGAACACGCATTGAATATCATTGAGGTGGCAAAATTATGTCCTGATACTAAGTTTTGGATACCGACCAGAGAGATGAAAATCATGGGAGATTTGAAAAAGAATGAGGTTGATATCCCTGAAAATTGTGTGTTCAGATTATCAGCACCAATGGTCAATGGTAAATTAAATACAAACATATTCAGCAATACTTCAAGTGTTGTTGATACTGAGAAATTCTTTGGCAATTCCTGGAGATGTCCTGCATTGGATCAAGGTGGTTCGTGCTTAGAGTGTAGGGCTTGTTGGGATAGTGATGTCAAAGATGTTGCCTATACTAAGCACTAACTTAATAACTAATGGAGGACTAAATGACTACACCAAAAATTATATTAACAGTAGATTGGGGAACACATAAAGACCATAGAACTACTCACAAATTTAATACTCAAGAAGAAGTAGACGCATTCCTATTAGGAGCGACTGAGTCTAATGGGTGGGATACATTTGAGGTAGATGAAATGGCTAGTTGTGTGAGGTATACAAATGAAAAGGAGGACTAAATGACAACACTAATATTTAAAGGTGAAGATCTAAAAGCTATCGCAAAAGATACTATGAATGCGAAGGAGTGGGAATTACCCTACGAATCTTTTTATGAAGATAAAGATGAGGTGAAACAACAGAAAGCAATACCAAGTTTTACTCTTGTTAAAGATAGTGGTATATATCTCATGAGTGGTAACACCAAATCAAAACTTTATTCAAAGAAGAATGGCAATAGAGTTTGTTATGCAGAGGGATATAACCCTAAAGAAGAAGATGTCTGGGATAAATGTCGCTATGCAGTAGGTGGTGATGATTTTGCTGAGAAGTTAGTAGTTAATCTTGATTGGATTAAAATACTATCGGTAATGCCTAGTGGCACATTAAAGGTAGAGGTTTTTGATGATAGGTTTGAGGTGGGGTTAGGTAAGCATAATGAATAAACGATTTTATCTAAGAGATATGATAAGAAAACATCTCGGAGCAGAACCCAAGACTAAAAAAGATTGGGATAAATTCTACGAGGGTATAAATAATACCCGGAAAAAATTACAACAGAAAGGAGGTGACTAAAATGAGAGGACTAAGAACACAATTACATAAGGAGTTTCAAGGTCAGTTTATTACAATCAAGTATAGAACTCAGAGTAATGATGAGATCAAAGATTATAATTGTAAACTTGAAGGTAAAGAAAAAGATCTGAGAAACAGAGATGACTCAACAGGAATTGATAACATTGTGATCAGAGTATATGATCAGAATGGATTAAAGAAAGTAAGACAATTAATTCCAGAAAGAATTATTTCGATTAGTGGTAAAGGTAAAGTAGTGAAACCTAGATACCACCATAGACTAAGACTAACTTCACTACAAAATATATCTTAACTAAAAGGAGGAAAGATAATGCCTAATTGGTGTCAAAATCAAGTCACAGTAAGTGGTGACGAAAAGAAAGTAAAAGCGTTTATCAAATTTGTTTCATCCAAACAAAGTAAATTTGATTTTAATAAAATATATCCTATGCCTAAAGAACTAGAGGGAACTGTAAGTGGCTCTGAAGATTTAAAATCTGATGAGCAGAAAGCTAACTCTAGGAAATGGACAGTAAACTTTGGTGCAGATAATTGGTATGATTGGAGGAATATGCATTGGGGAACTAAGTGGCCTGCAAACTCTGATGAGATCGAAGTAGAAGACGAGGGAGATTATGTAGAGTATTCTTTTGATACTGCATGGTCGCCACCTCTAGGTATTCTTGAGGAATTAAATAGAAAATTTCATTTCAAGAAAGACGAAGACTTACATATCCAATGGCACTACCGAGAAGATGGTATGGGTTTTACAGGATATCTTGAACATGAGTTGGAGGACTATGATGAGTAAACAAAATGTATATGAAAGAAACCTTGAGAATGTAAACTCAGGTTTATGGTTACAAATGGAGGGTTCATTTGGTAGATATATCAATGACACTTTCCTAGAGTC